ATCATATATAATTCAACTCATATATGATTATAATTATTTTAAATATTAATATCATGTTTATCTGGAATAAAAGCAAGTATATTTGATTCATTCAAGTTATAAAAAGCGTAACCAAATTTTGACAAATAATCCATAATATTAGGTATTTCAAAATTTATATCCATACATTTTTTCATTTCATCACTTACTATTTTATCAGTACATTCAAACCAAATTAAAGGTTTAAATTTTTTGATTGTATTTGATGCCCCCATAAGTGCTAATATTTCGGCACCTTCTATGTCTATTTTTATATAATGACATTTATTTAAATTCAAACTATCAATTGTTATCATATTTACATGTTCACCATTTTCTCCTAATCCAATACCTCCATAGTTTAATATTTTATTTGTATCATATTCAATTTTACAATTATAACCATCATATAAAGTATCACTTAACGTGGTGTGCATATTTGTATGACCTACTGCACAATTATATAAAGTGCAATTTGTCAATTGATTATCATTTACATTTTTCTGTAATAATTCATATATACGTTTTTGAGGTTCAAATGTGGTTATTTTACAATTTAATAATCTAGAATATAATATTGTATGTGTTCCTATATGTCCACCAATATCTAATATAAAAATTTCATCATTATATCTTTTTAAAATAGGAACAATATATTGAGTAATCAAATCTTCTTCATATATTTGAGATGAATATAACGAAGATGCAAATACAATGTCGTTTTTATAACATGTAAAATATCCATATTTTGTTTGAAATGTTAGCAATGACATTTTATAATATTATTTACAATTATAATCTTTATACTTATATACATTAAATATAAATAATTTATTGAAATAATCTAAAAAATTGAACGTAATAATATATTGATAGTTTATTTACAAATAGTAAATAATAATATGAATCAATCAGCACAACCAATGATGTCTTTTGACTCTTCTGTATCAATGGGTTCAGTCCCAATTTCAATTAAAAAACCAAGAAAATTGGTAGTTGTTAATAATAAAAACCCCGAAATTGTTATTGAATCCGCATCTACAAAAGAAATTATCGAAAAAATTATAGTAGATGAAAATGAAGTTGAAAATATGAAAAAAGAAATAGAAAAAAATGTATGCGATAACGGTAAGGAAGTATTATCGCATTTGGGTGAATATATTGAAGAACCATATCATTTAATCGAATCTTATTTTCAAGGAAAACATTTGGAAAGGCTGGTTAGACATCAAATAGAATCCTATAACCATTTTATAAATTATCAAATTCAACGAACTATTCAGATGTTCAATCCTGTTGTAATTCGTTCAGAAAATGATTATGTAGAAGAACGCGGTCAATATTTTTTGGAAGCAAATGTATCATTTGAAAATTTCAAATTATATCCTCCACAAATTCATGAAAACAATGGTGCAACAAAAATGATGTTACCACAGGAAGCAAAACTTCGTAATTTTACATATGCATCTAACATGACAGTGGATGTACATATTAAATACATTGTCCGAAATACAGAAAACATGGATACTCCAAAAATAATTGAAAAAGTTCTTCCAAAAATTAATATTGGTAAAATGCCTATAATGGTAAAATCATCGATTTGCGTATTAACTCAAAATAAACATTTACAAACAAATTTCACAGGTGAATGTAAAATGGATTGCGGAGGTTATTTTGTAATCAAAGGTTCTGAAAAAACAGTATTGGGACAAGAACGCGCCGCTGAAAATCGTGTTTATTGTTTTGATGGTAAAAATACTACGAAATGGAACTGGTTTGCAGAAATTAAATCTATTCCAGATTATAAATGTATATCACCAAAACAAATCGAAATGATGATTGCAAGTAAAAATAATGGATTCGGTAATGGTATATATGTAACTATTCCAAGAATTAAACAACCAATTGAATTATTTGTTGTATTTCGCGCATTGGGAATTATAAGCGATAAAGAAATTTGTCAACATATATTACTAGATATTGAAGAAGATAAAAATGAAGATTTATTAAAATGTCTTCAAGCTTCTATTATAGATGCTAATAAATATTTAACACAGGAAGATGCAATAAGACATATAACTTCATTTGTTGCATATACGCCATTCAATATGGACCGTGAATCTGGATTAGTAAAAAAGCGCGATTTTGCATTGGAAGTATTGAACAATGATTTATTTCCTCATTGTCAAACAATGAAACAAAAAATATATATGTTGGGATACATGTGTAAAAAATTAATACAAACTAGTTTGGGATGGATTCCATGCGATGACCGCGATTCTTATTTGAATAAACGCATTGAACTTACCGGAACATTGTTGAATAATCTATTCAGAAATTATTTCAATAAATTGGTAAAAGAAATGCAAAAACAAGTTGTGCGTGAAATTAATAATGGATCATGGCGTTCCACCGAAGATTATGAAAATATTATTAATATGACAAATATATACAAAATTATGAAATCAACAACTATTGAAAATGGTATTAATCGTGCATTATCAACTGGTGATTTTAGTATAAAACAAGCAAATAGTAGTAAGGTAGGTGTAGCACAAGTATTAAATCGTCTTACATATGTAGCAAGTTTAAGTCATTTGCGTCGTATTAATACTCCGCTTGAAAAAAGTGGAGAATTGATTGCTCCGCGTAAATTACATAATACTACGTTCGGATTCTTATGCCCTGCGGAAACTCCAGAAGGTCAGTCGATTGGTGTTGTTAAAAATATCAGTTACATGGCACATATCACTATACCAACAAACAGTTCTTCATTATATGAATATGTTAAACCATATGTACAACCGGTGGATGAAACATTGCCAGTAGATTTATATAACAAGGTAAAAGTATTCATAAATGGTTGTTGGGTTGGAGTTAGTGAAACTCCGATTGAATTATATACTGAAATGAAAAATAAAAAATACAAGGGTATAATCAACATATACACCTCTATCATATTTGATTATAAATTAATGGAAATTCGTATATGCAATGACGGTGGTAGATTAACACGTCCAGTATTACGTGTTCGTGATAATAAAGCTCTATTAGATACCAGAATTATAGATAAACTTAAAAATAGAGAAATTTCATGGAATGATTTATTAACTAGTTGTAAAATAGACGAATCCGTTATAGAATATATTGACCCAGAAGAACAAAATTATTCATTGATTGCGATGAAAGCTAAAAATACATATTTACAAGATGGTAATCAAAAGATATCATATAGTCATTGTGAAATACACCCTAGTACAATATTTGGCGTATTGGCATCCTGTATTCCTTTCCCAGAGCATAATCAAGCACCTCGTAATACTTATCAATGTGCGATGGCAAAGCAAGCAATTGGTGTATATGCAACAAATTATGACCATCGTATGGATAAAACAGCATATGTGTTATCTTACCCAACACGACCGCTTGTTGAAACACGAGTAATGAACTTTATACATTTAAATCAAATTCCGTCAGGTTGTCAAATACATGTTGCAATTATGACACATACTGGATATAATCAGGAAGATAGTGTACTAGTAAATAAAGGGTCGATTGACCGCGGATTATTTATGGCGACGATTTATCATACAGAAAAAGATGAAGACAAAAATATTATTCGTGATGAAATTATTCGTTGTAAACCAGATAAGACCAAAACCAAAGGAATCAAATTCGGGAATTACGATAAATTAAGTAACCAAGGATTTATTCCAGAAAATAGTTTGGTTGAAAATCGTGATGTCATTATCGCCAAAATAATTCCAATCAAAGAAAATCGTAATGACCCTACAAAAGTGATTAAATATGAAGACCAAAGTAAAACATTTAGAACAACCGAAGAAACGTATATAGATAAGAACTATACTGGAAGAAATGGAGATGGATATAATTTTGCAAAGGTCCGCGTGAGAATTTTGAGAAAACCTACTTATGGAGACAAGTTTTCATCGCGTCATGGACAAAAAGGTACATGTGGTAATATCATTCCTGAATGTGATATGCCATTCACAAAGGACGGATTAAGACCAGATATAATTATTAATCCACATGCGATTCCATCCCGTATGACAATTGCACAATTGAAAGAAACCTTATTAGGAAAAGTATTATTAGAATTAGGTATGTTTGGTGATGGAACCAGTTTTGGCGATTTAGATGTGAAGACTATTATAAATGAGCTGCAAAAATTAGGATATGAAAGTTATGGAAATGAAGTAATGTATAATGGATTAACAGGTGAACAATTAGAGACGAGTATATTTATTGGTCCTGTATTTTATCAAAGACTCAAACATATGGTAAGTGATAAACAACATAGTCGTGCAATTGGACCAATGGTAAATTTGACAAGGCAGCCTGCCGAAGGTAGGTCAAGAGATGGTGGTTTTAGAATAGGTGAAATGGAACGTGATGTAATGATAGCTCACGGTATGTCGAAATTTTGCAAAGAACGATTATATGATGTTTCAGATAAATATAGTGTTCATGTTTGTAAAAAATGTGGCATGATTGCGTCATATAACGATGGTAATAAAAATAGTAAATATGCTAACGCGGATTTTAGTATTCATCATTGTAATACATGTAATAATATGACAGATTTTGCAAAAGTGGATGTTCCATATGCATATAAATTATTATCACAGGAATTGCAAACCATCAATATTGTACCAAGAATCATTACAGAATAAATAAAATAAACAGGGTATATTTTGTATTACATTTATATAATACAAAATACAAAATATTTTTTTTACAAAATCCACAACCCCATTTTTTTAATAGCATTTATTTTTGTATTTATACCCACCATCCAATTTGCATGAACAAATGCGAGTTTTTTACTTTTATCTTTGTTTGCATGAAAATTGCGTTTGAATGTTCTGAATTCACTTGTTAAATCAATCAAATCACTATCATCAAAATAAATCAGTCCATTTGGAAATCGTTCCAAATCAAACAATATAGTTTTGAATACACCAGGATTATGTTGCAAAAAATAATTAACAAAATGTTGGTCAGGGATTTGCCAATTCATACCTTTGTAAACATATTCTGTCATATCCAACGTTTTACTATTTGAAAAATACAACATACATCCAGTGCAATTTTGAATTTGATGAACATCATTTTGAAAAACAATATCATAACCTTTACCTGCGTATTCTGAATATATAGTATTGAGATTATCGAGAACTACCGAATCAACATCTAAGTACCATACCGCCTTGTATTTTTTTAAAGACTCATGTATAAATTTATATCTTAAAAATGAGAATTCAACAAAATCAGGAGTACCGAACGTTTTTTGTGTAGTAGAAAAATTGACATCGTTGATAATGGTGCAATTGAATCCAAGTTTTTTGATATATTCATATGTTGATTTATCGGGAATAAACGCATTGTAATTCTCAATGCCTTGTTTTTTTAATGATTTTAAATGATTCAATCCAAGTTCACGAGAACCATTATCAAAACAGCAAATAAATAGTAAATCGTTAGAACCTGAATTCATTATTACATATATAACACGTCAATATTTATATTTTTTATATAAATATAGAAATATTTTACAATATATACAAATGTTCTCATATATTCCAAATGAACTCTTTATAAGTAAAACTGATATACAATATCCACCATTTAAAAATGGTCAATATATGGAAGAATATTTTTTGAATTATATTCGAACAAACAAAATATCCCAAGATAAACAAGGACGCAAATATATACCAGCATTATGGACCAATTTTCAAACAGCAGAATGGTTTCAAAATATGCGAGATGAAATGCAACGAGCATTGGATAAATGGATTAATGACAATCCGAGTACACCGGGGTATTATGTAGTGGCTCAACATGACGATGGGCCAATGTTACGATTACCTCCAAATACAAAAATATACGGCGCATGCACTGGTAATATACCATTACCATTAATATATGAAGACGTTGAAAATAAATTAGAGAACATCGAGAAAAAAACATTCAAAACTAAGAATATATTGTGTTCTTTTGTAGGCAGTATTACACATGGCGTTCGCAAAAACATTATAGATATGTATAAATCTAATACTAAATTCAAATTCGTTTTACGTAATGGATGGACAAATAATGTGGAACATAATCATCAAACTGATTTCATAGATTATACTGTAAATTCAAAATTCGCATTAGCGCCGCGTGGTTATGGAAGGTCAAGTTTTCGTTTCTTTGAAATATTGAAATTGGGAACAATACCAATTTATGTATGGGACGATAAAAATTGGTTACCATATAGTGATATAATCGATTATGATTCTTTTTGTATTACAATTCATATAAGTGAAATAGATATACTAGAAGAAATATGTTTGAGTATAAATGAAAAAAAATACGAAAAAATGTTATTGAAATATCAAGAAATACGTAATATTTTCGATTTAGAATATATGTGCAAATATATTTGCGGTAATCCAACACCAAATCTACTACCTGCACCAGTTATTTCGAATCAAAATATAAAATCCAAAATATTATTAGTAACCATCGCCATCGGAGATAGATACTTATATCAATATAATACCATATTCAGAAAAAATCATGAAATGTATGCAAAAAAACACGGTTACGATTTCAGAGTGATAAGTGATTTTTTAGATAAAAAATTAACACATGAACATGCAATAACATTTAATAAAACATTGGTATGTAGTCAACCATGGTCAAATGATTATGATTTCATAATATTAATCGACGCGGATATATTGATAAATATGAATTCTCCTGCTATTCATACAATCATGGATTTTGAGAATAAAATAGGCATAGTGAACGAATATTCACAGCCGACGAATGAAACCCGTCTTGAAATCCAACGTATGATGGGTTGGGAACCCGATGCAAAAGGGTATTATCGGTTAGCCCAATTAAATATAGATACAAAAATGGTATTTAATACAGGAGTTATGGTATTTCAACCCAAAATACATAAGGATTTTTTGGAGAATATATATAATAAATATGTGCGAAATTCAATAAATCATTATCGAAGATATCATTATGAACAGTCATGTATAGGATACGAATTACAAATTCAACAAAATTATAAAATAATGGATAATAAATGGAATACTATATGGCCATTATATAAGATGTTGGGTTCTCAATTAGAACCCATTTTTAGACAGAATAATTTTATTCATTTTACAGGATACACTGATATAGAAGAAGGGATAAAAATAGAAAAAATGATAAACGGATAAATAAATTTTGTATTACATGATGATAAGTAATACAAAATTCAAGAAAAAACTATTTATGGTAGTTGCATAATATTTGGATAATGATATGAATATGGTGGTCTATATCCATCTAAATTATAGGTAAGACCATTTTTACTTAATTCAGTGTGATCCAAATAAAAAGTACGAATATCACGTCCATAATTATGCACATCATAAATTTGATAATAATATCCACCATATCCATTAAAATGAACGAAACATGGTGTTTCATTTAATACAGTATTACGAACTCTACCATTTGTAAATTCAATATCTTCAAAATACATTTTGTATACGCTTTGGAAAATGCGTTGAAACATGTCAATTTTTATGCGTTTTTCAGGAACGCATGCAAATTCCAAATAATACTCTGTAAAATAATTTTGGTCACCACCCAATTTAATTATCTCAACAATTTCTTCAACCGGTTTCCAATGGAATAAATCTTGTATTGCGCGTTTATATCCAATATATCCACCGGAATTTACATATTTGAAATTCGTTATTTTTTCAAGACCAAGATTATTATATACTGCATCATATCTGGGCATATTTTCACCCGGATAGCAATTTAATTCTGAACTTAATAATACATCACAATCATATTGATAAAATTTGGATAAAATTTCATCCACATTTGTCAATAAAAGAACATCATATGCGTCAATAAAACATACAATATCATCATCTGGAATATCTTTAATAGTTTCCATCATGGTTGTTATCTTATCAATATAACCATTCCATTTATCACATAGAATAAATTTAATGGTAACACCATTTCTTTCCGCAGATTGTTTTAAATATTTCATTTCATCTTCATTCGACCCCAGTGTAATAATATGTAGCATACGATAGTTATATAAAATATAATAAAGATATATTTTTAAATTGTATTTATAACAATTTAAAATTACATTGATATAAACATAAAATGTACAAATTATCGGTTGGCGCATTATTTAAAAACGAGTCCCATTCCATTAGAGAATGGATAGAACATTATTTATATCATGGAGTTGAACATTTTTATTTAATAGATGATTCTAGTACAGATAATAGTGTAGAAATAATACAACCTTATGTAGATAAGGGTATCGTTACCCTATTTTCAGGAAATAATTGGGGATATTATTTAGGAAGGCAAATGAATATGTATAATCATTTTATCATGCCTCGTTTGCAGGAAAGTGAATGGTTATTAATAGTAGATTTAGATGAATATGTATGGTCGCCACAATCGATTGACCTCAAATTTATATTGAACCAATGCAGACATATAGGCCAAATACAGATAAACAACACGGTATTTGGGTCAAATGGACATACTGACCAACCAAAGTCATTAGTAGCTGGATTTACAAAACGTGCAGAAATGAAACCAACAATTACACCAGAATGTGGAAATTTAAAATATTTCGTAAATACATCCTTTAATTTTACAAGTTTAAACATTCATCATGCAACATTTGTAGATAAGAATGACGAAATTCATAAATTTGTTAAATTAGATTTGCCATATTTCGTATTGAATCATTACAATTGTCAATCCGTTCAATTTTGGAATGATGTAAAATGTACTCGCGGAGATGGTGACCATTATAGGATTAGAACACATGATGATTTCAAATTATATGATTTTAATGAAGTAGAAGATACTGAATTATTTGAACAGAATAAAGAACTTCTTGTGAGTCTGGGGCTTATATGATTCGTAAATTCGTATTATAAATATTCTTTGTATCATATAAAGAATATGGAAAAAACACATACTGAAATAAATGATATTAGACAACCACCGCAATTCAAAGGGTATTCATTTTCTAATTATAAAAACTCCGAAGTTAAAAAAACATTCAAAGAAAATATGTTAAAAGGTAAAATAGAACCAGCATGTTATTGGTGTGCTGAATTAATTTGCGCAGGACATTTTATGGATGCATGGGAATGTATTATTAATTATGTGGGAAAACATATTCATTTAGGAAATCCCAAACTAATAATCTATTTAGAAATGAGATATGAGATATTTCGCGATATTATGTCAAAAGGCAATTATACAACTGAAATGCAATTGCGTAATAATATAAAAATCAGAAAATTATTTGCCGAAATCATTAGTATGTTGACACTTTCAAACAAAAAACATAGCTTTGAAGCCATTAAAATAAATCGTGTTGAGGAATATGATATAACACAAATGACAGAACGTTTAAAGGCACCGTCCACGCAATATGTAGATTTAATTTTTAAAAAGAAGGACCCAAAGGAATTATTAATAGCAGTAAACGAGTTCATGTATAGTATATCACCTGACCGTAGAAATATGACAACCGCATGTTATTGGTATGAATGGGTAGTAGAATTTGATAACATATGTAAAAAACGCAAAGAACCTTGTTATTGTGTTCGACGTGATTTTCCAGTAGAAAATAAATTTCAAAGTGATATTGTCTGGATATTATGGGATGCAATACAGCACTATTGTAATGAATTAAATAATACATATATTAGCAAATTAATGAAGTCAATAATAACAATGTTTTGTATAAAATATACAACGGCCTCATGTAAGAAGCGCCGATATTTATTTTATTATGCAGTAGCACTTATTACAGAACCAGTACCAACCAATATAGAATTAGTATCTGATAAAGAAGTTGTATCAGCAGTTATCGAGAACATTGACCAAATATATAAACAAATTAAAAAGAATGAAGTAAGTCCAAACACAGATTATTTGTTTTCTAATTTAGAAAAAGAAAATACGTTCGAGAAATCTATGAAAAAATTAGAAATGATGGATAGTTTATCTATGCAACCTTGAAAAAATAATATCATAATATTGTAATAATATAATATTATGGACGAAATACCACAAAAAGTTGTAATTAAAAATAAAAAAAAAGTAATAGGAGAGGGGTCATATGGTTGTGTACACAAACCAAGTTTAGAATGTAAAGATACCCCTTCAAACATAACATATAAAAATAAAATTTCGAAAATATTAATGGAAGAAGATGCAGTAAAAGAAATGGATGAATATGATATAATATCAAAATACGATAAAGATAATATTTATTTTTTAGGAAAACCATTTCAATGTGAAGTTAAGCCGACGGCTTCTAATATAGCAGCAATAAAAGATTGTGAAGATGGCGCGGATTTTATAGAAAATATGAAAAATACAAAATTATTAATTATGAATTATGGTGGTGACAATTTAGAAATAATTGCTAAGAAATTCGCGAAAATGAAAAATACGCAAAGTAACAACAGTTTTGCAAAAAAATTTTTAATAGAAGCGAAACACATGTTTTCAGCAGTACATTTTTTATATAAACATAATATAGTACATCATGATTTGAAACCGCAAAATATAGTATATTATAAAAAAACAAATAATATAAGATTAATCGATTTTGGATTTACTACATACAAAGATAAAATAATTAATTTATCAAAAAAATCAGACAACAGACTATCAAAATGTCACTGGTCATATCCATTAGAAATAAATTTTTACAATTATGATAAATATGAAATATTTTCAAAATATAGTCAAGAAGAAAAATATAGTTATTATAAAAATATTGTGGATAATTTGAACATAGAAGAACATGATAAATGTTCAACCGCATTCAGTATATTACTGCATTATATACTTGATAAAAAGTCAAGTGAAAGTGAAAAACGCAAAATCATGAATATTTATTTGAACGATTATAAAACTATGTTATATTCGATTGAAACTGGTAAATACAATGATTTTTTGGAAAAATCAATAGGAACAATCGATTTGTATGGAATTGGTATAACATTTTATTTGCTTCTAAAAAATATGAAACATTTATTAGAAAAAGAATTGGTAGACGAATTATATGATTTATCTTATCATATGATAACGCCTAATTTGTTAAATAGATACAGTATAGATATTACCATGAAAAAATACAATGAAATAATTGAAAAATATTTCTAACATTCATATTCTCTAAAACAATTCGAATTGTCACTAAACCCACTTCGTTGTTTTCCAATACGTTGTTTAAAGCAATACCATGTATCTTTTTCTTGCAATCGTTTCCATACTTGGTCGTTTGCATATATCCAATGTGAACCAGTGGAGTCTAACAATGGCATTGCCCATTCATATAATTCAATCAGAGTATCATAATATTTTTCATTTATTATATAACCGGATGCAGTTTCAGCGTTACGAACACGCGTCAAGAATGGATATTCAATACATTCTTCTTCACCTTTTAAATTGTAAGCTAACATACAAACGTCGAAATCTACCTTTTCTTCAAATAATGTACGCAATGATTTATATAATTCTTCTTTTGAAACAAGGAAATAAAAATCGTCCTCAAAAATCAGTACATTTTTATACTTGCGTTCTTTTGCAAGTTTGAATACAGATAGATGTGAATATCCGCATCCTAAAATTCCCCGCCCAGGGGTTTCAATTGCCTTAAATCGTTCAAATGGTAAATCCATTTTATTTAATTCTTGTTCAATTTCAACACGACGGTCTGTCCTTTTATCCAAATTTATATAAAAAATACCATCAATATAATCCATTGGTTTGAAATCATCCGACATTTTGTAATTATGTATAGAAATATTTACACATAATTATTTATATAGTTTTTACTTAGTTGTATTTTAGAAAGCAGAACCAAATGCTCCTCCTAATAACCCATTGGCTGGCATAGGTCCCATCATAGATGCATAATCCGGTTGTTGACTAGGACCACGCATCATGTTATCATAAGTTTCAGCAACTTTTGGACGAACGGTTGCAGTTGGAGCTGGTGGAAAAACACCCATTTGAACTTGTGAATTATCTAAATAATCGGCTTGACTTGGCATGTGAGCGGATGAATGTTGACTTACTCGTACATTTTTTTTGACATTTGCTTTTACATCATCACCGGATGGACCATTCCATAATTCATTAATACGGTCAACTAGTATATTGACTTTAATGCCTAGTTTTGTTTGAATACTTAACACAATAATCAAGAATGCTAAAATAACATTGGTTAAGGCTAAATTGTCATAAGTAAATCCACTGTATGTAGGAATATAGGTAATTATACGATGAATTACAATAATTCCACAAAACATGATAATTAATTGTAAAAATATTTCTACTAAAATTTCTAAACTGGATTTTTCGGTATCGGCTTCTGGAATAAAACGTTGAATTAATTTGTTCAAAACAATAATCGGAATAACGCCTAAACCGGCATATTGAATAACATTGAATATTTCCGCCTTTCCTTCGGCAGTTGTAGAAAATACGTGAGAGAAGAAGGTTTTTTTGGAAACATCTCCTCCAATTTCAGATAAATTCAAATCCATATTTATTCTATATAGCAATCCTTAGAAATTAGTTTCTAAAATGATTGATTAAATGACTAAATATTTAAGTATTTGCAATCAAATCTCTAATCATTGGAAAAATAGGTTCAATTGCTTTTGCACATGCAACTGCAATTTCACGATGTTCTTTTTGTGTACCATTATCACTTCTTAATTGTATATAATGAACCCATGAACGAAGTGTTCCATTTACATACATTCTTGACATAGTCATACCTTCTGGTAAAACACAACGTGCCTGTTCTTTTGCAATACCGTTATCAATTGCCCATTTGTATGCTGTCTCAGAAGATTCAATTACATTTTTCTGCATTTCTTCCCATTTTGTTAATAAATCAGTATTTTCAGATGCATCTAATTCAATACTATTTTGTCTGTTCTTATTGTCTTGTAAACGAGCTTCTCTTTGATTGAATCCTAAATCTGCAACAGCATATCTTTGTGAAAACTCTTGAAATGAAAATGAGCGATGACGTAATATTTGTCGTGCAATATCACGTGTGGTTTCGATTTCAATACATACACTTACCATTTCTAATGGTGACCAATGTTGATTGTTGATGAGATATTTAATTAGTTTTTCATTGGTAGCAGTGTTATTTTGGTTTGATGGGTTGGAAACTCTTGCACAATATGCAACTAAATCTTGGATAGTTTGGGCGCCTTCGTGGGGTTTTGAATAACTAATTAATTTAGCAGACATTATATTTTTACTAAAAAGATTTTTTTATATTTTTTATACACTTTATATTTTACATTTTACATTTTACATTTTTGTAAAAAACAATTGCGTAAATAATGATTTAGAAAAATCACCAATAACTAATATATTATTTTAATATGAGTCAAGGTTTAGCAGCAGCAAGAAAAAGAAGAGCACCTACGTCAGTATTACCATCCAATCCACCTCCAACGCCTACAAGTGGACAACAAGTACAACCTCCAAATCCAGCAGTTGGACTAACATTACCACAAGTGATTGCATTAGTAGACCAAAGATTAGTCATAGTTGAAACATTTATGAAAAATGCACAACAAGGTGGTATTGTATCATCATCCAATGCTTCTGAAAACGTAGAAACAAATTCAGTTTTAGAAGAAATAAATAGTAGATATGATTTACTTGCAGAAGAAGTAATTAATCTTAAAAACATTGTATTAAGCTTACAATCATATACTATGGAAGTAAACAAGACATTAATGGAAGAACGTATTCGTATTCTATCTGATGTAATGGAACCAGTCGAAAATAGTCCAGTACTTGATAATACGACAGTAGTTGAAAATAATAATTAAGTTATAATATATAAAAATAAATGTTATATATTATATAAAATATGTCGAGTCAGAATTTAATAGAGCAATTAGAACAATTCAAAAATGAATATTACACAGAAAATAGTAAAAATGTTGTATTTAAATCAAAGCAAAAAATGGATTGTGCAGTAAAAATTGCAGCACAAATGTCACTTGACGATTTATTGTCAAAAACAATGTATTTATTACCAAACACGAATAAGGTATTTATTGATTACAGTATATTCAAAGTATATGCGCATCCTGGTATATATGATAATATAATCAACTATATACAGGACCTTTTTAATATTTGTATTGAAAAATATGGTGGGTTTGAAGCCCATGTAGACTTGAAAACATTTACAGTATCAGCTGCTCATAGATATAAGGATATAATTGATGTTTTTTATCGTACAGCATTGAGAAATGGAACTTTATATTATAAAAAGTTAGATGCAATGTACGTGTATAATACACCAAGTACTATTACGGATATTGCAAAATTATTTTTAAACCCCGATATAATACCGCGTGTCAAAACGTTTACAAAAGAAGAGTCGCCAATTAAGATAAAGGAATTATTTGAGAGTTATTAGAATAATATTATACTTTTGTATAATATTATAGAGTGAGAATTGGTAAATCTAAACAACTGGATAAGAACCTTGTAATAACATACCACATTGGCCATCTCCGTTGTTGTAATTTGGACCGCGACCTAACTTAATGTAGCCAGCATCTCCCCAGGATTCGGCCCATGAATTTTTGACTAAATAATAATCATTTCCATTTTCAGAACCATATCCAACAACTAAAACACCATGGTCCAACTTAGTTCCACATGTTCCAGTAAAAACACCAGATTTATATAATTGGAATTCACGTTGGTCAGCTTCAATTGCAATCGAAACAGGTTGTGATGAAAGCGCAGTCATCATTGCTACATCATCTGATGGTTTAACATCGACGAAACTTACAATTTTACTGCCACTAACTTCATCACAACTTTTAACACATGCATCTACAACACCTCCACCAGAAACGTAAGGATAATCGGATTCACTACATAATCCGCCGTTATTTTCAATCCATTTAAATGCATTGTCCATAAGTCCACCACTGCATCCATGGTCATATCCACGGTTTTCTGTATTTTTGAAATTATCACATGAAACTAATTGTTGTTCAGAAAAACTTTCTAAACTACCATGTTTAACATAATATGCACCTTCTAATGCACCAGTAGTGGAGAAACTCCAACATGAGCCGCATTTGCCTTGGTCTTTTACAGGAGTAACAGCACCGCGTTCAACCCAATCAACTGATGTAGGAAGACTGCCGTGTAAAAATTGTGTAGGATTTTCAAGATAAAATTCAGAATCGATTTTTTCAATATTATTATATCCTAAATAGTTCCTAAAATCATTGGAATCCATTGCCGAAAATTGGTTATGTCCCAATGTATATGTTAAATTCTTGGCATTAGTATCTTCAATAAATTTATGATTAGATACCCATTTATCGAATAAATCAAGATATTTATTATTTGAATAAACATCATAATTGAATTCGGATGCCCATTGTTCAAACAAATTATGTAATATACTACCAGATGCGCTAACAACTAAACAAAATAATGCTACAAACTTCATTATATATATAATACTAATATATTTTTTATATTAATTTCAAAATTATTTTATCCAAACGCAAAAAATTGAATTTTAATTTTGTATAATAACAAATATAAACATTATTCTATCATTCAATTACATAAAAGAAATGAATATTTCTATTCAACAAATCCAAAAAGCAGAATGCTTTGCAAGTATTTTTCAACACATAAAATCATTTACTGAAAATATAAATATTTTATTTGAAAAAGACAGAATGTATATGCAAACTATGGATGGAGCGCGCGTATCTATTATTGAAATTATATTACCAGCAGAATGGTTTGATGTATATGAACATAAAAGTGCAACCACAATAACAGTCGGTATTAATGCAACTATTTTATTTAAAATTTTGAATTCTCGTGAAAAAACACAATCCATCAATATAGTATATGATGTTAATGATGGAGACCATTTATCAATTCATTTTACCAGTGAAAATAAGGATGAATTTGATAAACGTTTTGAAGTGCCATTAATGGATATTGATATGGAATTATTAGGTATTCCAGAAATAGAACATCAAGCCGAATTCACTGTATCATCCTATCACTTTTCAACTATTGTAAATCAATTGCAAATGTTCGGTGATACAATGGATGTTTCTTGTTCGGAAGAAAAAATAATGTTGTCGTCACATAGTCAAGACCATGGTAAAATGTTTGTAGAAATAAAAATCGATGATTTATCATCATTCATTATTGATGAAAACGGTTCAATGAATCTATCGTTCAGTTTGAATTATTTACACAATATTTGTTTGTACAATAAAATTGCAAAGGAAATTGAATTGAAATTAGCAGCAAATTATCCAATACAAATTATATATGATTTGGGAGAAACATTAAGCGGAGAAAAAGCACAAATCAAATTTTATTTAGCACCAAAGATTAGTGATGAAGATGAATAATACACCGTTATAAAATGATAAAAAAATAAAAAGAAGAAACATAAAGATTTGTATGCTTTGTAATTATATGAAATTTGTTGTATATTTTTTTTATATAACAAATTTTTTCGTTTTTGTAAATTCGTTTACTCAAATATATAGTCCATTAACAAATAAACATATTTTATATAATAAACCAATTGAAAAATCTATTTTTCCAAATAATCCAATATACCCATCGAAAATAGAAAGTATTCAAAAATTAATACGCGTTGACAATACATTACCTACATTACTGTTATGTTTTTCAGGAGGATGGATATCCAACCCTTCATTTTATAGTTTACTTTCAACAAAAACATTTATAGTAAGTACTCTTAATACAATTGGAGTTATGTTTACTAGTATGATAGTAAATGATATTTTTGATTTAGAATTGGATAAATATAATAATCCAAATCGGCCATTAGTGACAGGAGAAATAAAAGTAAAAGAAGCAATTTCATATTCATTTTTTATGTTATTTGTAATAGAATTGTCCTCCTTATTGTTTTTACCATTGAAAATCCAAAATTATTTACATCTTGCACTATTAAACATTTTATTGTATACGCCATATTTAAAAAAAATGACACTTTTGAAAAATATTTCGTGTGCATGGCTTGTATCATTTTCTATATATTTTGCAGGATTAAGTGCAACCGCTGGACAAATGCTACCTAATATACATTTATTAACAATCGCATCTAGACTCATTTTTTTTGGTTCGTTAATGAATGAATTATTGTTGGACATACGAGACCGGGATGGTGATGAATACCATAATATAATTACAGTACCAGTTAAATATGGTAATGAAAAAACATGGTGGCTAGTATTTGCAGTATTAGCTACAAATGTTGGTTGGAATTCAATTGAAATTGTCAAATATTATGGTTTCGCAAAATCATTATTGTTTTCACTTTTATGCAGTCCATTTTTTATAAATCTATATAAAATAAAGAAACAACATTATTCAAAACCAACTATATATTATTTTTTAAAAGAAACCAGTAAATATTTGTTTTTTATTTTGATTTATTTGTGCAGTTTTGTAAAAAAATAGGAAACAAAAAATTGATTTGAATATTTTTTTATATTCAATAAATATAAACAGCAATACAATGTCATTATTAACTAAACTATTTAATTACGTATTATTAGCATCTACCAAATATAATATAGATGAATCTCATAGTATAAGTCACAGCATGAACGTATTGAATTTTGCAAGTGAACTTTACCAGAGTGAATTATCAAAAAGTCCTTATATATCCGAACATGAGCGTATTATATATGCATCTGCGATACTACATGATATGTGTGACAAAAAATATATGAATGAAATTATTGGATTATTAGAAATAGAAGATTTTCTGAAACCAGAATTGGAGATGTATGAAATTAATGCAACAAAAAAAATCATATCAACTATGTCATATTCCACTGTTAAAAAAAATGGGTTCCCAGATTTAGGCATATATCAGAAAGCATATAATATTGTTCGCGAATCCGATTTATTAGCAGCGTATGATTTTGACCGCACAATGATTTATCAAATAAAACGGAATAATAATAATATAGAAGAAGCTTTTAAAAATTCAAACCAATTATTTGAAAATCGCGTTTTAAAACACATAGATGATAATTTAATAACAAGTGATTATGGTGTTAAAAAAGCGTTACTATTACAATATCAAGCAAATAAGAGAATTGTGGCTTGGAAGAATTTGATTAATAAAAAACTAATTTAGCATTTTACAAAAAAGAAAAACCTAAAAAAAATATAATTAATCTATATAATGAATTGCCCATTCACTTTACTTTTAGCCGCTGTTCTTTTCTTTCTTTTGACCCCAGGTGTTTTAGTTAGACTTCCACCAAAGAGTGGATTATTAGTCGTTGCTGCATTCCATGCAGTAGTTTTCACAATTGCTTTATTTTTTGGAAGTAGATTATTAAGAAATTTATTGAAAAAAAAGGAAGGATTGAATGAAGAAGAGGAAGAAAAACAGAATTAAATAATATATTGCTAGTTCCATAATGCAACATATTATTTTTTTATTATTGTATCACCATTAAATAAAATATACAAATTTGTCATTATAATGCACAATGTACCAATGACTTTTTGTATAGTCATTTTATCATTATTCAGGAAAATACCATAAATATATGACATAATAATTCCAAAATAAGACAATGGGGCATAAATGGATGCATCCAATCGCGAAATTGCAAAAAAACGTAAGTAATATCCAACTAAACCTATAAATGCATTAACCGCTAATGATAATGATACTCCACTGTATATTTGTATATTTACTATATTTTTCCATAGATATACAGTCAACCCAATTGCTCCGAATAAATAAGATAAGAATAAGTGGTTCCAATTATTTGTAGTTTTTACATTTTTAACCAAGAAAAATATCAATGCTTCGGTTAACGCGGCAGTAAATGCTGCAAAAATACCTTCATTCCAAAACATTTCATTCATTTTTGTATTTTTTTTGATAATGTCAGTATCTTTTTGTGTTTCAAATGGTTCCTTGTTTCTTGGCAAATCATTTGCAATTAAATAGACACCAAATAACGAAATCATAAATATAGGAGAAATGGTTGTTCCTGAAAACAATAATATTATAATAGGATAAATATAAAATAATGTGGTGGCAACGCCACTTTCAAGTAATTGGAAACTACGATACGATGAATATACATGGGCAATAGTAACTAATGATAACAATAGACCATTTATTGAAAATAAAGAGTTAATAACAAATGCCCAATCAATAAAAAAAGATGAAATAATCACGTACGTGATAAAACGACTCCATATTTGCGTAATTAAATCAACATTTATTTTTTTAACAAATATTGAATAAAAACTCAATAATGATTCGGCTAATAATTTACTGAGAATAGGTAATAACATTAATAATATAACAGGAGAAAGTTATACTAGCTAAAAATAAAAACAAATGAAAAACTATATACAATTATTCTAATAAAAGTATTTAGGAAAATGGATTTTCAAAATTACGAAGAAAATTATAAAAGTATCAAAAAAATAACTAAAACTGCAAAAAAGCTAATAGACAGTCTTCCGGATACTATTGAAAAAATTATTATAAATGGAGAAGTATTGCATTCCTATTTATATTTAAACCCGGCTATGGAGAATAATATAGAATATAATGAATTTGCATTATTTACAAATCAAGAATTAGAAGCTTCGACCAATGATCCTGAATTCGTAAACTCACCTGCATTTCAAAAAACAAAAGAATTCATATTATGTTGGTCGGAATTTTGGTATACTAATGAGTTATTATTTGAAGAATGTATTCATTTGGATTTATCACGTTTTACGAATTTAAAAGAATTATATTTAAGTTTTATTTTTGTAACCGATGTTAAAAACATTCCCGAAAATGTAAAGATACTTAAACTAATTAGTTGTGAAACAAACAGAATAGATACTTTACCAAGTGGATTAGAAATTTTTAATTGTAATAATAACAATATACGCGAATTGCCGCAAATTCAACATACAAATTTAACACATTTATTTTGTTCATGTAATCTTTTGAGAAATGTACCGAATCTGCCTAAAACATTGGAAATATTTTATTGTTCTCAAAACTATATTAAAATCTTACCTAAATTACCTTCAAAATTAGAATATTTATCATGTAATGATAATAAAATAGTATGGTTATCAAGTATGGATGGGTTGCCAAATACATTATATTGTTTGCAATGTGATAGTAACATGTTAATAGGTCTTCCAAAATTACCAAAATCGTTAAAAATATTACATTGTAGTAAAAATAATATTACGAGAATAGATGAACTTCCGCCATTTTTAATAACATTTAATTGTTCAAAAAATCCATTAAAAGAATATCCTATATTACCCCCATCGATTGTGAATTATACGATGTAAAATTTATATCAAATAAAAAATTCGTTATGTAAAATAAAATAATAAACAACTATATCATATTATTTATGAATTTTTTTATTAGTTTTTTAATTTTCTTGATTATATTATTTTTATATATTCATATTATCCACCAATTGAAAACAAGCGAAGATTTAGAAATATATGAAATGGATTACAGTACAAATTCACAACTACAAGAAGTATGTGAAGTAAAACAGCCAGTCTTATTTGAATTTGAATCGGTATATCCCGATATATTTGAGAACTTTTCAAAGGAAGAAATATTTAGTAAATATGGTTCATATGATGTAAAAATAAAGGATAACCGCGATTATATTCAAACTACATCGGTGGATTATGTTGTATTATCTATGCAAAGTTCTCAAAATTTGGTAGAATCTGACCCAGGTTCTCATTACTTCTCTGAAAATAATGAAGAATTAGTAGATGAATCTGGACTAGTATCGGAATATAAAGAATTAGATACATATTTAAAACCATCATTTACATTACAAACAAAGTATGATATTATGTATGGTTCTATAAATACAGCGACTCCATTACGATACCATCTAAATTATCGTCAATTTTTCATAGTAAAATCCGGAAAAATTCATGTAAAAATGACACCTATGAAAAGTAAAAAGTATTTAAAACCAATAAAAGATTATGATAATTATGAATTCCGTTCTCCAATAAATGTATGGAATCCACAACCTGAATATTTACATGAAATGGATAAATTGAAATTCTTAGAATTTGATGTACATGCTGGTCATGTTCTCTATATTCCAGCATATTGGTGGTATAGTATAAAATATTCAAATGAGAAAGATACTATCATATACAACGCTACTTATAATTCTGTAATGAATTGTGTAGCTCATTTACCTCAATGGGTTTTATATTTCTTACAACAACATAATATTTATAAAAAAATAGCAAAGACAAAAGTTTTACAACAAGAAATAAAAGAACAAGAAGAGAGAGAAGAAGAAGACAATGAAAACGAAAATGGAGAACAATCATCAACTCCGAAAAAAATAGGCGAAATTGTTGAAAAAATTTAAATATCCATATATTGTATATATAGAATGAATTCAAAAATTCTTAAAAATGTTGCAGCAATTACTGTTATATTACTTGCGTTAGATTTCATGTACATTAGCGCTACACGTAATATGTTTGAAATACAAATAGCTGATGTACAAAGAGTAGCATTACAAATGCGTCCATTAGGAGGTGTTTTGTGTTATATTTTATTAGTCATTGGATTATATTATTTCATAATTAGAGAACATAGACCTATTTTTGATGCATTTTTATTAGGTTTAGTAATATATGGAGTATATGAAACTACATCGTATGCTTTACTAAAAAAATGGAAATGGAATATAGTATTAATGGACACACTATGGGGAGGAATATTATTTGCATTAACAACATTTATCGCTTATAAAGTTGTGTAAAAAATGAATAATAATAATAAAAATATTATTATTCATTTGAGCATTGACCATATACTTATTTATATTTTATTTATATTTTTCATAAAAATCATTCCAACTCCATTGTGTTTCAGCACCGGTTCCAATACTTTTAAATTGTATATGAGATGGTTGTTCATCGGGGTCGTAATAGTATTTTTCATAGAATGCATCTTCAATATCTTCATTTTCAAAACAAATCTTTTTTTTTTCATGGTCAACATTTCCTTTGTATTTTAAAATACGTTCGGCCCATATTGGAGAAAATGAAGCATAATATAACCAATCTTGTCGATACATAGTTAACAATTCTTCTCGTTCAACCTCAATGTAATCATTTTCAAATAATTTCGCAGAATATGAATGTGAATTATATGTAGCTGCCCTGCTTAAAATAGTAGTTGGTTTAGAACATTCAATAGTTCTATACTTTTGTATGTCTTTTTCTTCCAATATTATAAAGAATTTTTTATCATTTTCATTACAGTTTGGATAAACTAAATTAAAAGGCGTTTTGCTATATTTTTCTACAAAACTAGAAATATTGTATTTTCTATGAATTAGATTGTATATAATTGTTCCAATAAGGTATTCGCTATTTTTTTGAATATTTTTAATTTTTATTAAGAATAATCCTAAATTTGGATTTAGTGTGCTATAAAATTCATTGTATATATTTGTAACTAATTCAAATACCTGGTCTATGTAACCAGAATAATACAATTCATATGCCCAAAATAATGCTTCATCGCGGTTTCTATTTAATATAGATAACATCAATGATGTTTTGACATCATCTAAAATATATAAATATCTAGTAAATATAACTGGTGTATATTCTTCTTCCTGATTTTCTTCTACTTCATCAACGTATTCTTCATATTCTTCCTGATTTTCACTTATAACAGTCGTTTCACTTATATTCATGATGTTTTTATTTACTAAAAACATAATGATAAAAAAATAGTTCAATTTTATACTATTTCATTACATCAGTAAAATTATGAATCAGTTTTTTATAAAAAGATTTGTATGTATTTTGCAACTTGTCAAATTTCATATTAAACTTACCATCCATATATTTAATATCAATATTTTCAACAACAATCTTGTCTTGTAACATTGTATTATGCATTAAATTACGAGTAAGAGCATCTCCCATGTCATTATTCCAAAAATTACGATATGTTTTGACAAACAATCTACTTTTATTTTCACTCAACGGTAACGCAAATGTTACAACCGTGCTAACATAGTCTCCGAAAATAACACGAGCAACAGTAGTATGTGGTAATATAAATTCATTCTCAATTTTCAATGTATTAATATTGAACACCTTTTTCACAATAGAATCCTTTCCAGATTCATATTCATAGCTAGTTTTATAATGGTACGGCGACACTAATTTTGGAGGATTTTCATAAGTGGGCGCAGGATGTTCTTTATTACCAAAAGTATGCACAAACCCGATGTGCATAACATCAAGTGAATTTTCACTTAAAATACGAGAATAGCAATTAAAGTCCATGTTTAAATGGACTACTGAAAAATTCTTGGCAAATTCTTCCTCTTCAAAAATATTAATTTGCATTTCAGGTTCTGAAATGTTCGTTTGCATAGTGTTTAAATATACCCAACCATTTTTCTCTATAATTGAGTATTTAGAAACATCATAAACAGGAGACGCCTGGAAATTTAATCCAGGAACCTTCACTAATGTTCCATTACAATTGAATTCATAACCATGATATGGACATACCGCACAATTATTATGAATTTTTCCACCAGAAAGAGATGCCCCTTTATGTGAACAAACATCATCTAAACAATTATATTTCCCGTCTATATTTTTCCAAACAACATAATTTTTGGACCAAACTGTAACTTTTTTAGGTTTATTTGCGACAAAATCACCGGGGGTTCCAATCACATACCATTGTAAATCATATTTATCTTGCTCAGATAAATCATTCACATTTAATTTAGGATATTCCACCTTTTTATTTAAATAATTATTTTTATCAGTGGACAATTTATTTGTAACAATATTTATTCTACCAACCGTACTTATAAATTGTCGTACTAAAAAAGAGGAAGAGTTATGAAAATAAATTAAAAATAGTAATAAAAATATTCTGTTCATTTAATTAAAAAAAGATAATTATCTTTAAATCTGTATATTATATATATTATGGCAAAAACAAAAACAAAAACGGTTACTAGAAAAATTAAAAATAAAAATAAGACAATGCGCAATAAGTCAACCAAGGCAGAAACTCGTGCTCATATAGTTCGTGTGTTTTTAGAAATGTTAAATAATGTAAAATTATATCATTGGAAAACCCAATCATATTCGCAACATAAAGCAACCGATGAATTATACGAACGTCTAAATGAAAATATCGATAAATTCGTTGAGATTTTGTTAGGTAAAGATGAAACCCGTATTAAATTATTAAAAAAACAAGTTGATTTATTAGATACAAAAAATACGCATGAATTTAAAAGTCGTATGTATGAATACCGTGAATTTTTAACAAATATGAATGAAGCTTTTGATAGCAAAAAAGACAGTGATTTGCTAAGCGTTCGAGATGAAATTTTAGGAGATATTAATCAATTTTTGTATTTATTGACATTCAACAAAGCATAATTGGACATCATACCTTTTAATTTTGGTAAATCAGTATTAAAATATCGATTATATACAGAATATTTAAAATCGGTACCAGCTAGTATGCGTCTTTGTAATATTTCTTTTTTTTGTTTATATATTTTTTTCCAATGGCGTTGGATTAATCGAATCCAATAAGTTTTAATAATAACATTATAATTATCACGCGTAATGTGTAATTGAAATATGTCAATTTTAGGATTATTTACATAAATAATGCTATAATTATATAAATAATTTACTATATCACTGTATGAGTATTTAAAGAATGATATCGGGGTAACAGTGTGTGCTAATAAATATACATAATCTACAAGTGCAGCTAAGCCAATATAACTTTTTTTATTTTGTTTATATTTAAGAATACTATAATCATGTTTATAAATTGCGTCCAATTGGTCATGTTCATTATTTGCACTATATAGTGATTCATTATCACTATCAGAATCAGTAGCATCATAAATTTCAAAATTCATTTTATTTAGATATTGTTGTTATTTTATTATATTTCATATTTGGTTACACAATATTTTTCAATTTTTTGTTTATTTATTATAATATTTAATCGCATAATAATATATAATGTCTAATAATTGTAAAAAAGAATTGTTCACACAAGAAAATGTAAAAGAAACTTTTGTACAGGATACTCCAAAAGAAAAAGTTGAAAAAATACAGAATCCAATTAGCTATTATGTAAAGTTCTCATTCACAATTACTTATATATTATTATTAACAACTGGAACAATAACATTTATAGAGGCATTGCGAACAAATGTCGCTACGGTTAGACATGTATTAAATTTAGAAACTTGTATTTCCATTGTAGCTGGATATTTTTACTCCGTCTTTGTTAAAAAGATTGAAGAATTTGGTAAAGAAGATAAACCAATTGATTGGGCAGATATTACAAAAACAAGATACATAGATTGGGCAATAACAACTCCTATCATGTTGTTGGTATTATGTTTAGTTTTAGGACAAAATATTAATCGTAGTTTGAAATTTACTACCTATGCAATTATATTGGCTCTCAATTTTATAATGTTGTATATTGGATATGCCGGAGAAACAAATATTATTAGTCGTTTTACCGGAATGGTAACCGGATTTGGGGCATTTTTCGCACTATTTTATGTTATTTATTATAATTTTATTAAACCTAAATCTGTATTTGCAAACAACGCATTGTTTGGATTTTATTTAATTATATGGTCAATGTATGGCGTTGTTTATATGTTCAATGAAGAATATAAAAATATTTTAATGAATATATTGGATTGTATTGCAAAATGTTTTGTCGGAATAGGTATATGGGCATACTATACAAAAATAATTGTATAATAACTTCTACAATAACTTCTATAACAACTAAATGAAATATTACAAATCGAGAGGGGGTTGTAATATTCCTATTCACAACTAAAAATTTTATCTAGTATTTCTTTATTATTGAGCGCATCTTGATATCCTTTTTCGATCATCTCACTAAATATGAATTTATTTTTTGAAAATAATGTAGTATAATCAATTAATCGAATCTTTTTATTATTTCCATTTTTTGTCCAGATACTAGGAGTGATATGTAACACGGGTTTAGTAATATTCAAATATGGATGCTTACTAAATCCCCCATCAAATGAAATGAAATTTTGATAAACGTGTTTTAATCCACCAGTAACTAATGGTATATGCGAACTGGCAATACAACAATTGACAGCGTCCTCTAAATTATTAAACCCAGTAAATATTGTAGTATTATGATGGTAATTATGAATGGTAGTTACTCCTATAAATAGTCGCCTTAAATCAAAATGGCTTGAATTGTAATTTTTTAACAATTTCTTTTTTAGAAGCTGTTCCATATTATATATACTTGTTGAATTTTGAATTTGGTCATCTACTAAATATTTCTCAATTTCAGTAGTATTACCATTAAAACATAATATCAATGAATTCCATGCTCCGGCGGACGCACCTGTAAATATGTAATTATCTAAATTATAATGTTCTTTTATATATTTACAGATTCCTAATACATAAAATCCTTTATATCCTCCTGGTGAAATAGAAATTAATTTTTTACTCTGAATAAACTCATTATTCTTAAAAATATCTATATCATTTTCATTATACCAAGTATTATTGTTTATAACATTTATATTTATTGAATTTATAGTAGTTCCTTTTTTAATTGTACGCGGTCTTAATTCTGCTAAATGAAACGGAAATTTAAATGAAGATGTAAAAAATCTGCAATTTTTCATCAAAAATAATAATATAAATAAGTGTTTTATCAATAAAATATTATACATGTTCTATTTATATAATAGTATTTTTATAATTAGTAAACAATTAACTTATAAAATGTTTTTCTAAATAATATAAAATCATTTTATTATTTTATACAGAATGAAAGCATTTAATAGTATAATACAAAAATTAATTAATAAAAATAAAGTAATATATGAATTAGGTGATGATTACGGATTTGGTTTTTGGAATGAAATATATAAAAATGAAGAACTAAAAGACGATGATTATACAGTTAAACATCTGTATTATATGTTTATAACAAATACTTATAATGAAAATAAGTTCAAGTTTTTAGACCGAACGTTTTTAAATATGTTTTACAACGAAACAAATAAAAGTAAAATTTTTCAAATATTTATAAGAGCTCAAAAAATATACCATGCATTTGCAAGATTGGCATACATTTATAAATATAAAAAAACATCATTACAAATAAATCATGATTTATATTTAAATCCTATAAATGAAAAATTACGTAATTATATTACTATATTGCAAAATGGTAAGAAATATATGTTTACTGCGACCGATTTAATAAATATTATAAATACGGCGTTGTCAAATGCTCCTCATTTTTTCGTAGAGCCTCTTATTGCAAAAAATCCATATAATAACATACCATTTGATAAATCCACATTATATAATATTTATTTTTTTTTAAAAACGACAAGTTATAAAATGTCAATATTAATAGAAAAATACTTTTTATCAAATTTTGATATATCTATGTTTTACTATGACAATGAAGCTATCATACGTGATATTGCAATTAAAAACTTTGTATTTAAATCAGATACAAAGATACTGTATCCATCTGTAATGAATATGATATACAAATATGATAGTAAAAATATTCTTAAAATAAGCGAAGAGTATTCAAAAGAGAAATTGGTTAATATAATGCGCCCGTATTTACATTTATATTATTTAACAAAATACTCGTTTATGACAAATAAAAAAGAAAATGCATACAATGAATTGAGGTACAAGCTTAAACAATTTATAAAATATAATCCCAAATTTGGACGTAAATCTATAACACAAAATCCATTTACAAAAAAATTGGTAATAGAATTTGATGATAAACATATTAATTTTTATAAAATTAAAACGTCTAATTATAGCACAAGTCATTTGACATTAAATATGGAGAGTGAATATAGTGTTTACGATGAAGATTCCGATTCAGATTCGGTACATGAACCTGTATATAATACAAATACATTCATGAATACGTCATATAGAATTCCATTTGGTTCAATATTACAATCATTTGACAATAATTTAGGGGCAGATATATTGTCCGATGTTTCGCATAATATAATAAATAGTAGACCAACCTCAGTATTTTATTCATTGTTTATTGATACCAATACAACGCCAGATTCGAATGAGGATAATAATGAAGATGTCCCTAGTGACATTAATAATCAAAATGATAACGAAACTATTAATGATTATAATAATAATACTGCGCAAATTATGATGATGACAACGGATACCGAAACAGATACAGAGTCTGATATAGACTCAGACGACGAAATTATAATAGAAGGTTATGAGTCTCATGAATCTGAATAATTTATACGTATAAACTTTGGGATGTTGTAATATACTTTAATATCATAGGTTCAATCTGGTTCAATTTATATAATAAATCCAAATTTTGCATTTCTTCACATATTGACCCGATTTCTTTTACAATAGTAGCAATTTTTAACATTGCTTTTGTAAAATCACCAACTGAAATTCCTTTATCTGCAATTTTAGTTTGTATGAAAATTTTACATTCAGTTTCATTAGAGCAATCGCACCATTCCATAGAATCATCAATTATATCAAATGTCAAAGCATCCTCATATATGATTCCAGTATGTAATTCAGAAGTAATTTCTATATTTTCTATATATTTATATTGATTGTTCATGTCTTTGATTGTATTTTCTAATAAAACGTCAAGTGTTTTTGGAACACTTATACGTTGGTCATTATCTACTTTGACATCTGTAAAACATGAAAACAACCCAACCAATTGTTTTGATGTAAAATCTTGAAAGTAATCTGTATTGAATAACATTTTTGAAAATATTAGAGGATGTATTTCGGCAATAGAAGCGGCTACTTTTCCTAGTTGTGTCAATTCATAATCACATTCTGGTGAATTTTCAACTTGATTTTGATTCACGTATCCATAAGTATTTAATATATAACAAATACGTCTAATTTGTTCTGAAATATACGTTTCTAAATACAGCTTATGTTCTCTCTCATTAACGAGTTGTGTCTGTAAATCATCATATTCAATTACATGTTTCATTTCTTTCAAAATATTTTCATATTCTTCGATTATTTGTTGCATTTCTTTTTCTATTTCTCTTTTCTTTTTATTTACACACATTTTGACATTTTTTTCTAATTCTAAATATTTTCTGCATATATCATTTGGAGTTTTTAATGCATCCACAATTAATTTTTTTTGTTTCATTTTATCAGTAAGTTCATCTATACGGACTTGACTATTTGTGATGTCGTGTTGCAATTCATCATATATCATGCTTTTGCTTGCAAAACTGACAAAATTAGTTTTTAATCCATTTTTTAAAAGATTAAGTACTAACGTGTAGGATATACGAAACTTTGAAATTAATTTTTGAGGAGTTCCACATAGCATATTTTTATATTCCGACATTATAGGTAAATTGAACAAATTATTACAATGGACTACATGTCCAATTGTGTCAATACCTCGCCGACCAGCTCTACCCGCCATTTGGGTATATTCATGTGATAATAAATATCGTTCATTTGAACCATCAAACTTCATTAATCCTGTAAATATAGCAGTTTTTATAGGACAATCTAAACCAATTGCAAAAGATTCGGTTGCAAATAGTATTTTTATATATTTCTTAGAAATCATTAGCTCGACAATTTCACGTAATATTGGTATCATTCCAGAATGATGGATACCGATACCTTTTTCTAATAAATCCACTAAATCATTATATTCCGGTAATTCTAAATATTCATGATAATTTGGCAATTTCCGGATAATTTGTTCGCATTCGCGTCTAACAATATAAGATACCTTACTATCATCTTCTAATAAAGGAACAGTGATTTCTTTTGCCGATAATTCTACATGTTTTCTGGAAAATACAAATGCAATAGCTGGCAGCATATCTCTATCTCGTAGAAATAGTGCTAAATTATTCAATACCATTTTTCTTTTGTGAATCGCCTTTCTATCATCAAATTCTTTTATTGTTTTTTTCATTTCTAATACACCTGCGTCATTAAATTTACCATGTTCATTTTGTAATAAAATGAGTTTATTCGTTGTATCACGTATTTGTTTTTGAATAGTTTTATCTTTGATTCCTTTCAAAAACGATTCATTTGTAGTCAAGAAACCATAATGTGAAAGAGGAACCACACGATGATTGGTGGATGCTAAATATACTTCTTTATCCGTATATCCGCGCTGGCACCAGGTGGCGAACCTGACAGGGGCATCTATTGTAGCGGATAACATAACCATTTGTATGTGTTGAGGTAACATGAGTATTGCCTTTTCCCAAACCTGACCACGGTGTTCATCATTAATATAATGGACTTCATCAAATACTACGCACCCTAAATCATCATGTATATTTATTTGAAATTGCAAAGTTGTTTTGGTAGTTGTATTTTCAGTAAACAATGAATTCATCAAGATTTCAGTAGTCATGATAAGTACATCCGCATCCGGGTTTGTTTTGATATCACCGGTGAATAATCCAAATGATATATGTGGATACTTTTGTGTGAATTCATAATATTTTTGATTGGATAATGCTTTGATAGGACTAGTATAAATAACTTTTTTCCCATTTTTTGCAAAATGATTTATGGCAAATTCTGCTGGAAGAGTTTTGCCAGAACCGGTGTGTGCAGTAACCAATACATGATGACCTTCAACAATTGCTTCAATTGCATATTTTTGAAAATCACTAAGTGGATATGGATAAATCGAGAAATATTCTTCGTATTTAGATTCAGTTGGATAAGGAGTGTTACAAAGTTTTACCATTTTAAAGTTCAATAATTGTAATATTATTAGTAACAATATTATAATTCAATTTTTTAATTTAGTTCATACATATAGAATAATTTTTGAATAAAGAAATATGGAAAATTTTTATCAATCAAATCATCATATGGTACAGTTCCAAACCATACAGCAGTAAAGAATGGTACATATTGTAATGCGTCGCGAATATCATTTTCATATTCCTTATAGGAATAAGATATTCCATTTTCCATTAATTTTGTATAATAATAATTTTTGAATAATGGAAAAAGAACAGGCATTTTTTCTATATCAAAACTTTCTATTAAAAAGAATATTAAATCTTGAACTCCTTTACCGATTGCAATATGTTGCCAATCAATAAAACATGGGTCATAATTTTTATCTGCATCATAAAAAATATTAGGAGATTTGATATCACCATGAATGATTGTTATATTTCCGATTGATAAACGCTTTTGGATTTCATTAAATTCACGAATAATAGTATCGCCATTTGCTAATTGAGTTTGTGTTAATATTTTTTCCCATTTCTGTTTGAATAATGGCCATCTTTCATAGATAAAATTATACCATGTGGGACAAAAAATAGAATCAGTAGACATTTTCAATTCTGGGAACATATTTTTTAATTTTTTATTCCAAAATTTTGTATGAAATTTAGCCATTTGTTCAATAATATTCAAGGAAATTTCGATTTTTTCATTGTTCAAATTCAAATTTACTTTATAATTTCCTTGTAAAAACAAATTTTCTAATAAAACTCCAATATTTCTATAATTTTCATTTTTAACCAGTGAAATATATTTAGGAATTTTTATATTTACGTAGGGCGAAATTCTATCATAAAAGTAATATTCTCTTTCATATAATTGTAATGCATTTGCCATTTTAGATAAATCTGAAACATTATTATTCTCAATTTTAAAAACAGCATTTATAATTTCTCCGTCCGGTTTAATAATTCGTACTTGATTTACATCTGCAATAAACCCTCCTTTTAATTTATCATTTACTATAATAATATCATCGACCTCATAAGGAAGAGATTCCTTTATACATTTTTTAATACTGTCAATTTCTTCGTTACAATACGAGAACAAATCATTCATATCAATACTATTATAGTTGGATATACATATATTTACACCGGTATTTTCAAGTTCATAATTTGTATATATGGTATCAATCCCAACCAAACATTTAGGATTAGAAGATTTAGCACTCAATAAACCAGATTTTGAATCTTCGAATATAAAACATTTAGACGATTCCATATTACATTTTTTCATTGCATGTAAATAAGGCATCGGACTCGGTTTTGCTTGTTCAGTTTCACCATTTGCAATAATATAATCAATATAATTATAAATACCAATATGCTTTGTAATATGTTCAGCTACATTTCTATTGCAATTTGTAACAATACATATTTTATGACCCAGCATATGTATATTTTCAATAAATTGGAGAACCCCGTCTATAATAACTATTTTATCTATATTTTGTAGAAAAATAGCATCTTTTTTATTAGATAATTCTTCTAAATTGATATTGATATTAGATAGTAATGTTTTCGCCACATATTTATCATTATTTCCTTGTATGTATTTTTTGAATAGTTCGTGGGTTAGTGTAATATTATAACCATCTAATAATTCTTTCCATGTATTGTAATATATATCATCCGTAATAACTAATGTCCCATCTAAATCAAATAAAAATCCGTATGTATTTTCAATATACTTCTTTAATTCTACCGGAGTACCTAATGAAAAAACGCATTTTTCATTCAGTTTTGCCCCTACAAATTTATGCGAATTTTCTAACATTTTAGAAATAACACATGAGGTATATGGTTCATTATTAAAAAATAGTTTTTCATCCAAAATTATTTTACAATATCTGTATAATAATGACATACATGTAAATGCATATGCCCCCGTGTTTGCATTGGTCGATATTTTCTGTTTTTCGGCAATATTGGTGATAGCATTTGTTTCTCCATCCAGCGTTATATAGGAATATATTGGAGGTTCATTGTACTTTTTAGTATAAAAAACCATATTATCAACGGAATTTCGGAAAATAGTTAATATATCTTCTGTATAAAACGTATCACAATCAAGTAAAATCGTTTTATTTAAAAATATATCATCTGTTAAAAAAGAGTTTTTGAAAATACATTCAATACCTAAATAAACGGTTTCTGCTGCTCCTCTTGTGTCATTTTCCAATTTAATTAAATGAACAGTTGGGTATTTTGATTTTATATAAGTAGAGAACTCAAAGTCATTTTCGTCTAAATATGGATTATATATTATAAATAATTTATCCTCTTTTTGTATGTTTAAATTATCAATAACTGTCTCAATCATTGTTTTGTCAAATACATCAATTAATGCTTTCGGTTTTAAGTAACCTTCTTTTACAAAACGTTCTCCTTTTCCACCTAATGGAATAATAATATTCATAATATTATTATTATTATTATTTATATTTATATTTTTCAACGTAAATATTCTTGTAAATAAAACCACATATCTGGGCAACCAAATTGCCAAACAGTTAAATCACACATTTCTTTGTTTAATAAATAAACAGAATTCATTATGCTTTGGTCTTTGCCTATGAATCGTTTTATTGATATGAAGTATTCTAACATATCATAATATTTGTCATGCCATTTTAATAAAACATCTTTTCCACCACCAAAAATAGTTCCTCCAATCCGATTTGCAAATTGGAATGATGGAAGTGTTTCTTTACTATTGCATTTCCACTCATCTTGTGTAAATGGTTGTATTAGTAATAGTAATACTTTGTTTTTATCTAGACTATTAATTCTCGTGGGATTTGGCCAATGAATATAATTTACATTTGGAACACGGAAACAACCAATATCAACCCATAAAAAATAATCTGTTTTAAATGGGTCCAATTCAATTGCTCTTTTTAAGAAATGCGATTTTTCGCTCCATATCATATATAAAAACATATTATGTCCCACATGTTTTTCTGCATCCATATTGTAATGTTCTAAGAAATGATTTGCATATTTGTATGAATAAAATTCTTTGAAATTAGTTACAATAATTCGTGTTTTATCATGTTTTCCTACACGTAAAGTGTATATTGTTTCTTCGGATTTTTCATCGCAAAATATTATCATCGGATTATCGATGATTAACATATTTTTCATCCAATCTAGATATTTTGCATGAGAAACTTTGGATTGATTTAATTTAAAATAAGATGTAACTATTGTTGTCATAATAAATAATTATTCAATATATTTTTTATATTCTTTCAATAGATATCAAATCATTTATAATAAAATATTTAGATAATAAACAATAATATATAATAATGCAAGTTTATTTAATAGGTCCAGGTTTAAAACCAATACCTCCAACCGGATGGGGTGCGGTAGAAGCAGTAATATGGGATTATCACCAAAATTTGATAAAACGTGGAATTAAATCTACAATTATAAATGAGCCAAATTTACAGCAAGTAATAAATATATGTAATAATACCATGCCAGATGTAATACATATAATGTATGATGATTATATTGTAATAGCTCCTTATTTAAATTGTAGACGCATTTTATATACAAGTCATTATGCATATATTACACACCCGCGGTTTGATACTCAATATGCATATTACTACAATAATTTTTTTAAAAAAGTAATAGAATATCAAAATATAATTACATTGAATGTAATAAGCAATTCGATAAAAGAAGTATATAGAAAATGTGGATTTAATAAAACAATCAATGTTATATGTAATGGTGCTCGTGAAGATTTATTTGATTTTGCAACGAATCCAACGCATCTAAATAAAAGTGTGTATGTCGCAAAAATAGAAAAACGTAAAGGTCAATATAAATATCAAGCATTACCTGGAATTGATTTTGTTGGTAATTATCAGGATTCTGATTTTGACATAAAACGTCCCAATTATCTTGGAGAATGGGATAAACAAACCTTGTATAAAAAACTTACAAATTATGGTAATTTGGTATTATTATCAGAGGGCGAAGCTGACCCGTTAGTAGTGAAAGAAGCATTAATTGCAGGATTAGGAGTAGTTGTTAGCGAATGTGCATCTGCAAATTTAGATTTAACAAAACCATTTATAACTGTTATACCAAATGATAAATTGAATGATTTGCCATTCGTATATCGTAAAATTGTAGAAAATAGATTGGTAAGTATACAAATGCGTCAAGATATACACCAATATGCTTTGGATAACTTTGCATGGGGCAAGATAATAGAAAAATATATAGAAATTTGTCTATAAATTTTAGCAAAAAAATAATATAAAAATTATAAAATAAATAGTATATAGAAATGTCCTCTCAAAACGACGACGGAATTGAATACACAATTCAAGAAAATGATAAACCAGAAGTACAGGCGGAACAACCTATTCCAAAAGGAAATGCTTTAAATGATTTGCCACCAGAAGTTCGTAGTCAATTACCAGAATCATTCGGTCAAACTGTAAATCATTCAGATGCATATATTGAATTTTTGAAAAAACACAAGGAATCAAAGGAATGCGGTAGTGCATTCAATGGCCATCCAAAAGATTATTTAGAATTTCTGGCAAAACAAAATAAATAAATATTTATAGTCAGCACTTAATGATTTTCTGATTTTAAATAGGGGTCACTTATGATAAATGAGAAAAGGGTGTAAAAATATTAGGTTCTATATAATATATATTATATTTGCAAAAATATATATTATTAATATATATATGTCGACCAACCATACAAAAAAAAATGTATCCAATACATTAACAAATATCAGAAACAAATCTTTAAAATCTAAATCATCGTCATCTAAAAAATCATCTAGAAGTTCATCATCTAAAAAATCATCTAGAAGTTCATCGTCGCCTAAACCCAAAACCTTGTTAAATATATTATTGGAAACATTGAATAATGATTTAATAAAAGATTCAGAACAATATAATGAATATAATGAAACACTAAGTAATGACTTTATTAAAACACTATCAAAACCCGAAAAAACATCAATAAATTATTATCAAGAAAATTCAAGTTTAATAAATGGGTTTTTAAGAAAAGGTTATCAATTTTTATCAGAATTTAAAAAAGAAACTATTATTAACAATCTAGGAAAAACTAATTTTAATAGTGCAATTAAGGGGTTAATCAGTAAAATTAATTCGATAGACAAATCATTCATTAACATAAAGAGTCCTAAAACAACTCACAAAACAATACTCTATAGAGGTACTGATAAATTATACTCTGGTATAAATAACGGTTATATATCGTGTAGTAAATCTATTGAAACATTATTTGATATGAATTTTGTAAAACGTGATAGAATATTGTCTTCTAATTGTTGTATAAATGTACTTATTGTAGACCAAAATATACCTTATATTGATTTGGAACAAAATAGCGAAAGATGGAAATATCAAAAAGAAGTATTATTGCCACGCGGATTAAATATTGAAATAATAGAAGAAAGCACCATCAAGTATAAAGAAATAGATTTTAAAGTATATGTGATGCGCGTTATGATAAATAATAATGAGAATGTGTATAAAATACCTGAATTACCAAAAGATGACCGAGTAGATAGGAAGATAATGAATTTTATAATAGACGAACAACGAACGGAAATAATAAAATTATCCAATATGTTTAAAGGTCCAGATGAATGGAGTGATGAAATAGAAGATATCAATGATTTAATAGAATATATTTATGACTTAGAAAAAATAAGTACTTTTACGCAAGAACAGTATAAGAACATTTGTAAAAAAATATTGAATACATTAAAGAAGACAATACCTGCAATGATGGAAAGTAAAATTGTTCGCGATGAATGTAAACCAAATTTACGACCGGTTCTTGATAAAGTTGAAGAATTATTATCGAGAGAAGAACAAATAATAACTCCTACTGATTTTATTGAAGTCAAATCTTGTTAGAATATTCCTAGATTATTGTAGTAATATTTTTTTATTTATACCCCCTAATATATAATGGAAAAAAAACTAAAATATGGCGGATGTTTGGGCCCACGATGTTCAAATAAAATAAAAATGACTAAAAAAAATAAATATAGTAAACGAATGAATTCACGTAAAATAAAAACATATAAAAGTAACAAAAGTAGCAAACGTTTGGAGTCAGAAACGTCTTTATCTAAATCAAAAGAATCAAAAAAAGAATCCGAAGAAAAATTAATTATCAAAAAACTCCTTTCTCAAAATATTCACAAACGTAGTGCAAATTTAGGAAAAATGTTGGAAGTTACTTGTAAGAATCCGGATAATTGTCTTGCATTAGGAAATTATGATGATGTTATCAAACGTTATTTTGAAAATTTTCAAAATTTGGATTTGGTTGATAATAGTGCTTTGAAAAGAATTGGAAAACCATCCAATAATGGTTTTATTGTTGAAGTACCGTTCAAAAAACATAATTATACCGCTTATACTGCTTTGAAATGTTCATCGGCGGACGATTCTGATAATTTATTATATGAATATTATGTTGGAAAGTATTTTATCAACAAATATTCCAAAATTTATCCATGTTTTGTTGAAACATATGATTTATATGAATATAAAACAGAACAAGATTATAAAATAGTAAAAGAAAGAGCAACTTCTAATAAACTTTCTAATCTTGATTTCAAAACATTCATTCAAAAAGTGGATATTACAGATATGGAAGAAGATAGTGTAGTTGATTATTCATGTTTAAAAAACAAATTGTTATGTGTTTTAATTCAACATTTTGATAAATTGGTATCTTTTGATGATGAACTTGATAAAAATCATGTTAATATTAAATACGATCTTTTTAATTTAATGTATCAAGTATATTTTCCTTTATGCATGCTTGGTAGTAATTATACTCATTATGATCTACATGCAAATAATGTGTCTTTGTATAAACCATTCGATGGAAATAAATGTATTTTAATGAGGTATCATCATAAAGGACAAATATTTGAATTCAAAAGTGAGTATATTGTGAAAATTATTGATTATGGAAGAAACTATTTCAATAATGGAAAAATAACTAGTAAAGAAATTATTGAAAAAGTTTGTAAGCAACCACATTGTCAACCACATTGTGGTGAAAAACAAGGATATAATATAATCCAAGGGGATAGTATTATTTCAGCTGATAAGTTTCATTGGATAAATCCGCGTGTCCCAAATGTTTCACATGATTTGAAATTTGTAGAATATATTCATGATGAAACATTGATTAACACTGGTTTGATAAAACAATTTAAATATGTGAGAGATTATGGAACGCCCGAAAATACAACCGGAAATGCATCCAATGTGACAAGTATTTTCAATTTATTGGATGCATTGGAATTGAAGTTGAACATTTTTAATTCTCAAAAAAGTGATAAGAAATATGCTAATTGGACAGTTGCCGCTACAATGGATATTTATGACGATGGGCGAGAATACACATTCAATGTATTACCGGATATGCAATAATTTTATATTTATGTTTCAGATTCTTCTGTGACTTGTGTGACAAGTTCCTCTATTACTTGTGACACAGGGTCTTCCGCGACTTGCGTCGCGGGGCTGGGTGTTACTAGTAACGCCGGGTCTTCTTGGACAGCATGTTCTTCCGCGACTGGTGTATTTTGTTCTTGCAACACGGGTTCTTCTTGGACAGCGGGTTCTTCCGCGACTGGTGTATTTTGTTCTTGAAACACTGGTTCTTCTTGGACAGCATGTTCTTCCACGACTGGTGTATTTTGTTCTTGCAACACGGGTTCTTCTTGGACAGCGAGTTCTTCCGCGACTGGTGTATTTTGTTCTTGAAACACTGGTTCTTCTATTGTGTGTGTCGCGGATTCAATATCATTTAGAGTAACTAATTCAAGAAGTTTTATTTTGTCAGGGTCAACATCATTATATTGTATTTTTCCTTTCAAATAAGCAGAATAAAAAACATTCTTTTCAGTATTTACCGTTATATATACATCACTCAATTTAGAAATCATGAATAATATATTTGTAATAATGGTTGTAGTTGTTTGATTTCCCAATGAATATTGATATACTACTATTCCACTGATAATAGAATTTATAACAAAACTGCACATAGCTACATATGCAGCTTTTTGATAATAAATATCCAACGTTATTATGCTATCCCTTTTCACACTTGGTAATTTTTGTAAAACCTTACCGACAGATTCATTATCCGCTGCATTGGATTTATTTACATCTAAATATGTAATTAAACGATTTTCACGTTTAACTTCCAATCCATACATTATTAAAAATACAAACATAGTAGTAAAATTGAAAAATAACCCAGTAGTGTATATTTGTGAATCTGGCTCCATATTTTCAGTCAAAGTACATAAATGACCATCGCAATCTTGTGGAACAAATAATATCAATAAAGACGATACAAGAACTCTATATAGTTCCAATGCTACTGAAATAGTAACATTTATTTTTTGGTTATTGTCTTGGTCAGTTGCAAAATCTTGAATCTTCTTAATAATATTTGAAGATGAAGTGGTTTCCATGATATAAATATACTAAATATATTTTTATATTTTATTCAATCTAAATAAATACATAAATAATATTTAGTATATTATTCATACTATGAAAATCGCATTAATCGGTCCAGGTATTATGCCAATACCACCAGTGGGATGGGGTGCTGTGGAAATATTAATATGGGATTATTACAATGAATTATACAAATTGGGGCATGACGTTACTATCATAAATACGAAAAATATGCTTGAAATTGTAAATACTATTAACAATGGAAAATTTGATTTTGTTCATTTACATTATGACGTATTTTATGGAATTTTACATCATTTGAAATGTCCTAAAATCGCAATTACAAGTCATTATCCATATATTGACCAAATAAATAAACATAGAAATGATGGATATGACCGCGTATTTTCATTTTTAACAAACCAAGACAGCTTTTATAATTTTGTTTTAGCAGATAAAGATGTAAATGCATTTTTATTATATGGAGCAAATCCTTCCTACATTCGTAAAATAAAAAATGGAATAAATAGTTCCCGTTTCAAATTTTCCCTTTTCCCAAAATTAGATAAAACAATTTATTTAGGAAAAATAACACCGCGAAAAAACCAATCCAAATTCCAAGATTTAGAAAATATTGATTTTGTCGGAAATAATGCCGACCCAAATTTCAAAACATGGATGCCGAATTATTTAGGAGAATGGTCACGAAATCAAATTCATGAACATTTAACGGATTATACTAATTTATTGCTCCTAAGTGAAGGTGAAGCTGACCCACTTGTAGTTAAAGAAGCATTAATTGCTGGTTTAGGAATAGTAGTGAACAAATCATCTGCTGAAAATTTAGATAAAACATTGGATTTTATTACCATCATTGAAGATAATAAAATGGATGATTTAGATTATATAAAACAAAAAATAATTAAAAATAAACAAATATCTGGGTCACAACGAAAAACCATTCGTGAATATGGTATATCTCAATTTGATATTAGCATAGAAGTTAAAAAATATATAGAAATAGTAAATAATTTATAAGACTGTTATTGTTTCATTTTTACCATTTATTGTAGATTCAATTTCAAACATTGGACAATTTAGGACATTTTTTTCTAAACTGTCTATTTTATCTTTGTATAAAATTTCAATATAATCATTTTCATATTTCGCATACTCATCGCGATAAAAACACCTTTTATTAAAAATAAAACTGAATTGGTCAATATGACTTCCTACAATTTGACAACTCAATCCATTATTTTGACGAAGCGCTTTAATTTTTGTTAAATCGTGATTTTTCAAATATTTTTCAAAATCGGGAATAAAAAATCTACCTGTAACTTTAATAATAAAATTACATGCAGATTGTGTAATTAATTTGGACTCACGTTTTGCATAATAAATGGAAAAAACTTCATGGGTTCCCTTCGAATAATTATCCTTCAAATAAGATGCTTCTTTTAGTTCATTTTCATTGAACAAAATCATTTCAAACCGGTGTTTAAACATATCTTTTTCAAATTCCAATTCAGGAAATTCATATCCAGAATTTTCAACAACAATTATAGGAAATGTTGTTTCATATAACCATCGTTTAATAGATTTGATATAAATATTGATGCGTTGTTGTGAATCATCCTCCACTATATTATTTCTTTCTTTTATCTTAGAATGACAATGTACGGTACATGTTAATATTATAGAAACTTTGTTATCACATAATGAATTTGAATCTATGTTTTTATTTTCACTAGATTCAATATGTACAGGTAGATTAGGTTGCATGTTTATATTACTAACCGGTGGTATATTACTAACCTGTGGTATATTACTAACATGTTGTTGAACCGGTGCAAATTGTAAATAATCATTTATAATATAATTCCATCTTTCTAATGTTTCTTTTTCATGCATTTTAGCATAATTCAACATTAATGTTGTTTTATCTTTATAATTTGTACTTTTTATTTTCAATTTTAAATCATTCCATGAATCAAAATATACCATAAAATCCCGGTGTTCGTGTGCATACCATTCAGTTATTTTTAATAATTCAGTTTGTTGTACATTGAATGGTGGTTCAAACCAATATTCACCTTCATTAAATAATTCAATTAAAAAACGTTCAGTAGGTAAAAATGTTACTATTCCTAATTGTAATCTCTCAAAAAATGCAACAGATGACCATGAATATGGAATACATATAACACCTTTATACCCCAATAATTCTATCATATTTTCATTAAACCGTTCACATATTGATTGAATATCCAATGTGTCTAATTTTTTGGATAAATTCAATAAATGTGTTTCATTTTTTCCAGGCGGAATATAAAATACATTGGATTCTTCGTCGGAATACGTTTTATACATAAAATCAGTTTTTACAGTTTTACCAAGAGGTTTAATGATAAAATTGCCTATATCCACGTTTTTAGCATATGTTGAATAGATATTTTCAATAAACGAATTACCAAATATATATACGTTCTTCCTATCTTTTATAGAACGTAATAAATTATAAAATCCTGGGTCCATATATTCTTCTTGAATACCACAATCAAATCGATTACATACCCAAATTATTAATAATTTAGACCAATCATTTTGTAAAAAAATACGTGATAAAGAAGTAGGATAGGATGTAATGATACCATCAAATGTATTAAAATAATCTTTGTTTTTTTCCCAGAAATTTTGTGCACGTAGTTGCGTAAATTCGTTTATCTCATTATATCCGGTATCAAACTTCATAGCTGTAATTTCGTGCCCTAATTTTTTAAAAACATATTCTATTTCTAATTCACATCCATGATGGAAAGTTAAATGGAGTAGCTTCATTTTATAAATATAAAAATAATCTTTATATTTATAACTTTTTTTATATTTTACAGTAAGTTCAGTATTTAGTTGGAATATTTATTGAAATTACATTGTTTTTATCATTTCCCAAATA